CCGGATCTGAGCCGCTACGGAGTCACATTGACCTTCACGGACGCGGAACGATTACGGGCCTATGAGCCCGGCGCAGATCCGTTGGAGGCTCGTCTCTCGGCGCTGAGGAGGGCGAAACTCCGGGGGATCCCAACCTGGGTGAGTTTCGAACCTGTCATCGCCCCGGAGCAGACCCTGGGGCTTCTGAGCTGGGCGGTCTGCAACGAAGTCGATGAGGTCAAGATCGGCAAGTGGAATCACGACAAGGCCGCGAATGACGTCGATTGGATCGCCTTTTTCAACTCGGCCATGAGTCGGGTCCGGGACTCGCGCACCCGCTGGTATTTCAAACAGGACCTGATCGACGCCGTCGAGGCCCAGCTCAAAGCGCGGGAAGCGGCGGGACGCTGATGAAGCAGCGATACAGACCGGACATCGGACCGGAAGCACTCCTCAACAGATTCATCGACCGCCACGTGCATTGCACGACGTGTGTGCACGGAATTGACCAGGATCTGTTCGGGAATGTGTTTTGTGACCTGAAGGATTCCATTTCCGGCGGATGGAACCCCGGCATGAGCTACTGCGAGGATCACGAATTTAGCGATTCACTTATGGAGGCGACACTGGGCAGGCTCATGAATGCCCACTACGCCATGTTGAAGAAACAATATCCAGAGATCGGGAACATAGGAGGATGAAGACTATGGCAACGTTAGGCGAAATCGAAAGAATGACGCAGGAATTCTCGGCGGAGCGGGAGAAACTCTCCGAGCGAATTCGCTCCCTCGAAGACGAAATCAACACCCTGAAGCGCAAGCGCCTGCCGCTGATCAAGGCGTCGGTGAAGACCGTCATGGAAAAGCAGGACGTCCTGAAAGCCGCACTGGAGGTGAGCAAGGGCCTTTTCGTGAAGCCGAAGACGATGGTCTTTCACGGGGTGAAGATCGGCTTCCAAAAGGCCAAGGGCAAAATCACCTGGCCAGACGATGAAACCGTCGTGAAGTTGATCAAAAAGCATCTGCCCGAGCAGGCCGAGCTGCTGATCAAGGTCACGGAGAAGCCGATAAAGGACGCGCTCTCCAACCTCTCTGCGGCCGATTTGAAGAAGATCGGCGTGACGGTCGAGGAGACGAGCGACCAGGTTGTGATCAAGTCAACGGACGGGGAGATCGACAAGTTTGTCGACGCCCTGCTCAAGGAAGACGAGCTAAAGGAAGCGGAGGCGGCATGAAGACGGAGAAACCAAAACGTCTGAGACGGAAAGTACATCGGGAGTGGGCTCGTGAGACGCGTGACGCTCAATGGAAATTTATGGAACGCGTCTCCGCGCTTGGGACTTTGTGGTTTTGCGTTTGGAACAAGGCGCGCCGCGAAGAACTGGCCGACGAGCACCGCACCTGTCTGACCTCCGGCCTGGAGATAATGGCATGGATCGACAGCCATCCGAATTGGTGGATCAAAGGGGAATGGTCTGACGAACGCTATGCATTTCCCTTGCAGTTGACTGCTGCTGGCCGCGCCGCGTTGGCCGAAAAAGATAAATATGACATGGAGCCGGTCACTGGAGGGCTTGTCGAGCCTGGCTTTATAGTTACACCGTTACGAGTAAATCACGGAGGGGCATCATGAAAATCGTCGGAATGATCATGTTCGGATTGCCCCTTGTCGCCTGGTATTTTTTCTGTGCCAGAGACATGGGACATCGGAAGGCATTGCGGCTACTGGGATGGACCGTTGGGGGAATGACGTTTTTGATTGGATGGTACATGCTGGCATGGAAGTTTGTCCAGTAGAGGAGGGACGTGACACTCATGGCAAAGATCATAATCATCATCGAGGACGTGAAGGACGCAGACAGTAAGCCTGGGTTGGCCTTCAGCCGGAAGGCAACAAAGTTACCGAAGAAAAAGATATCGCCGGCGAACTGTGTTGCTCTTCATTTCATGTCAGAAGTGAAAAACAAGCTCACACTGGGAAAGATTCTCCGGAAGGCAGGGGTGATCTGATGCGGCTGGTTTGTCCGTCATGCGGCGCGACGCATTCAGCAGAAGCCTGGGTCAACGATTCCGCGGTCCGATATTCGTTTGAGGCGCTCATAAAGCTGCCTTCGCCCGTTTTGCAGCAATGCCTCCCTTATCTGGGCCTCTTTCGCCAGGGGACGCGCGCCCTCCCCTGGCGGCGGGCCCTGGTGATCATCAGGAGCCTGCATGATCTGGTTGAGCCGCGAACCGTCCACTGGCAGGGCGGAGAGACAAGGCCCTGCACGCCGGAGATCTGGGCCAAAGCGATGGAATCCACGATTGCAGCCGGGCCGAAGGGTTTGAAGAACCACAATTACCTGAGAAAGATCGCCTGGGAACAGGCGGCAGAGTTGGCAACCAAGGCCGAAGCCGACCGGGAAGCGGCGCGGCAACGGCGTCGGGACGAGGATGACGAGGGACCGGCTCCCATGCCGGAAAGCGCGCGCCAGGCAATCAACGATCTGAAGAAGAAGTGGGGGGAGAGATGACCTGCCCGAGTAAACGCCCCATCATGAAATACTACGGCGGGAAATGGCGGATCGCATCATGGATCATCGAGCACTTTCCCGCTCACCGCATCTATGTCGAGCCGTATGCCGGCGCCGCCAGTGTGTTGCTGCGCAAGGAGCCGGTCAGCATAGAGGTTTTGAACGACATCAATCAGCGGATCATCTCCGTGTTTCGCGTCCTGCGGGATCCTGAGAAGTCGCTCAGGCTCCAGGAACTGCTTTCCTTCACCCCCTACTCGATGGTCGAGCATGACGTGGCCAGGAAGCGGGCTGACTGCCCCGTTGAAGATGCGCGCAGGATGATTGTCTTGGGACACCAGTCGCACGGATCAACCGGACCGTCAGGCGGCAAAAAGACCGGTTGGAGACGACGGCCGGAAGTGTGCCGGACGGCAAACGCGGCAACGGCGTGGGCCAATATCCAGGAGTACTTGCCGTGGTGGTGCGAGCGTCTCCGCAGGGTCTACATTGAATGCGATGATGCCCTGGCGGTCATCAAACGGTGGGATTCTCCAGATGCCCTGATATACGTCGATCCCCCCTACGTCAACTCAACCCGGAGCCGGGACTACAAGCACCGGGCCTATGCCGTCGACATGACTGACGCGGACCACGTCAGGCTCGCCGAAACCATCAGGAACGCAAAGGGCATGGTTATCATCAGCGGGTATGACTGCCCCCTGTATCGGGAGTTGTATCGGGACTGGCAGCGCATTGACCACCCCGCGTTTGCCGACCGTGGCAAGAAAACAACCGAATCCATATGGCTGAACGCAAGGACAAGGAATAACCTGCAATGAACCGATTCATCCCCATTAACAACAAGCAGAGAACTGTCATCAAGATCGCTCAGCGGAACCTGGGTATCCCCGATGAGGATTACCGAGACATGCTTGAGGAGCGATTCAAGGTCCGGTCATCCACCAAGCTGAGCTACCGGCAGGCATCATTCTTTATCCGCGAACTGGAGCAAAAGGGATTCGTGCTGCGGCCGCCGAGTAAAAACAGGGTGAAACGCCCGGCGGTGCGCAAGGCCCCCCGTCCCAAGGCAATGAACGTCATTACCTTGGCAAGGCCCGACGAGATCGACAAGATCAATGCCCTGGCCCAAATGATCGCCTGGCAATACGAAGACGGCTTGCAGCGCTTCCTGGCGGCGCGGCTCAACATCAAGGACGGCAAGGTGCGGACGGGTCAAGATGCGTATCTAGCCATCGAAGGATTAAAGAAGCTCTTCGAAAACCACATGAAGAAGATCCACGGGCCGGCTTGGTGGACCCTGCACTTCACAGACCCGCGGATCACGGAATACATCCAGATACACTGCCCGATGGAGTACAGAAAACCGGTAGGATTGAGAATCATCAACGGAGGGGTACGATGACGAAAGATTGGATATCCGAGATCGCCGATGAGATGCAAATAGATGATCTTCCGGAAGATTATCAGGAAATTGCGAGGTTGCTTGGCATGGAGCTCGCCCTGAAGCTCGCCCGGCATCTCAATGGAGGAAATCTCTATTGTAGAAAGATCGAACGCCTGCTCTGCAAGAAGCGTGATGAAAAGATCAGAGCGGAGTTCACGGGATTCAACCATAGAGAATTGGCTCGTTGCTATGGGTTGACGGAAACATGGATACGAGAAATTGTGAAACGAAAGCCCGTCCATGAACAGGCAGAAATGTTTTCTGGCAGTACATGACATACCAGCCATGGTGATTGACATCCCCCGCAAGTAAATTTTTCAAGTAGTTTCTTCAATTACTTTTCTCAACTACTTTAGTAGATTCTTTTCATCCCCACCTATAGACCTGTAGTCGTCATGAGCTACCTCCTTCAGCGGCCTGTCGGCCCTGCACCAGTAACGGCCTGGGCACCCGTTATGCGGGCAGGGCCGGCAGGCACCAACTGAATGAGGGGGCCTTCTTTGAACTTTTTCGATGCGCGTAACAACAACAAAGCACTGCGTGCTTTAAGGGCGCGTAACAATAGCGCCAACCGCCTCCCCCGGATCTGCCGGGGGAGGCACCAACAAGGACGGTGCCATGAGTAAAGCAGAATTGGCATCATTGATCAAAAAAATCTTCGGACATCTCGACGACAAGCAGATCATCGGGCTCACCATCTACGGCGAAGCGCGGGGTGAATCCAAGCCCGGCCGGATCGCAGTGGGTTCCGTGATCCTGGAGCGGGTGGATAAGCAAGAATGGATGGGAAAGACGATCAAGGATGTCTGCTTGATGCCCTATCAGTTCTCCTGTTACCTGCCCGCCGATCCCAACTTCGAAAAGCTCAGCGCCATCGCCGCCGCGTGGGACGCAACCTATCACCAATCCATAGCCGTTCAGGAGTGCTACGCCATAGCCTCCGGGTTGATCGACGGGACCATCGCCAGGGATGAAACCATCGCGGGCGCCCATGCCACGCATTATAAGACGCTGTCCTGCCGGGCTGCATGGGAGTCGGAAATGAAAAAGGTGGCCATCATCGGTCGCCACGAATTTTTTGCCTGAAAGGAGGGAAACGTATGAAAAAGTGGTTCTGTACTTCGGAAGGCGGTCTCGATGCGGCTGTGAAGATGGCGGCATACGCGGCGGGAGTGTTGATCTCCAAGAACAACAAGGCACTGGCAACGGCGATTCTGCCGGTTGCGCAGGGGATCAAGTCCACCATCGACAATGGGACGGACAACGCGGCTCTGAATGCCATTCTCCGGGAGGCGATCACGGAATTGGCCGGTAAGGTTTCCGATGATCCCATCATCGAGGGCGCAGTCACCCAGGTCTTGGCTTCACTCGAAATCGATATCCCTGCGGGGACGTTCCCCGTGCTCGACAATGCGGTGATCAAAGACCTCGTAGGTTCCTTCGTTGCGGGGATGATGGCGGTGATTCAGGGATGACACGGCCAATCCTCCGCCCCGGAGACGAATTCGCAACCAGGAACCCGATGGCCTTGGGGTCGTTGATCAACATCTGTCAGGCAGCCCGCGCGGTGGATAACGAGTCGCAGTACTCGCACACCGGCATCATCACAGACAGCCGCGGAACCACGCTGGAGGCACTCTGGACCGTTTCAGCACAGAATATATGGGACGCTTATGCCGGCAACCGGGTGCTCATCGTCCGGAACATCAACATGACGCCCCCTGTCTTCGCCGCGGGCTTTGAAAAGATCCGCAAGCATATCGGCCAATGGTATCCGGTTCACAGGTTGCTGCTTCATTTCCTCGGCATCGCGAAGTGGATCCACTGGAAGCGTATTGTCTGCTCGGAACTCACGGCGAAATTCGAGGCCGGCTGTGCGGAATACCTTGGCCCTGACAAGACCGCCGGCTTTCTCCGCAACTATTACGGGGTCAATCCCGACAACCTGACCGACCGCTGGAGGGAGAGCCGATATTACACGACGGTTTTTGAAGGGATAATCGAACCTCCAAGAAAGGGAAATACCAATGTCGCCTGAACAGATCGCGGCACTTACAGCCATTGCGGCCATCGTCTCAAAAATCGGCACCTGGCCCATCGGATCTATCCTCATTGTCTGGTCATTGGCCCCCTGGATCGTGATGATATTCCTGCATTGGGCGCAAGAAAAGCGCTTCAAGGCCGTGATCCGGATGTATGAGTCAAACGTGAAGCTGGTCGTATCCTATGAAAAGCTGGCAAACGAGAACGCGGACACGATCCGGCTCAGCACAGCCGCCGTAGTTGACCTGACCACTTATTTGAAGACCCGGGCACCCTGTCACCAATTCATCTCGACAAACCTGATCGCCCACCTCGCCGAACGAAGGACGAAAGATGAGCCTGCAAAACGAAATGCGGAAAACACGGAAGGTTAACCTTGAATTTGTGGCGAAGCGCCTGCGCGGGGAAATAGAGGCTCTTGCCAGGGTCATCTGTATCAACCTGGATTGCAGCCTCCAGAAGCCCGAGGGTTTACCCATCGCCGAGGTGGACAGCCAGTTCGATGAGTTGAAGAGCAAATGGGCGGAACTGAACACGACCCTCGCTGAAATCGCCCGCCTTGAAGAGGAGCTCAGTTGATGGCCGAAAAAGGCGCGCGTGCACAGTTGGAGCCAGTAGCCCGGCAGATGTACGTCGATGGCAAGAGCCTGACGACTATCGAGGAGGCCATCGGGGTCTCACGTCAAACTCTATCGATCTGGAAGGGCCAGACAAAAAGACAGGATGAGGAGTTTGACGAGTGGGACAAAGCACGGGCGAGGAAGGCCTCGTTCGGGATCCGGATCGAGGCCCTCCTGGAGCGGGAATTGACCCATGCAGAGGAACGGCAGCCTGGGGCAGTCGAAGGAACGTCCCTGGATAACCTATCCAAGCTGGGGGCGCTGGTGGTCAAGTTCCGGGCACTGGAGAGCCAGGGATCCGGATACGACAAGGCAAAAGTCTTTTTGGAAACCGTGCAATGGCAAATCGCCTGGATGAGGGAACATGACCCGGAGGGTTTAAAAGTGCTGGCGGCGGACTTTGACGCCATGGTCCTGCAATTTAAGACGGAGTGTTTGAGCGGCAATGCGTAAACGGCAGCAGATCACAGAGAGCCAGTTCGACGAATACGTTGCCAGTCTGCGCAAGCAGATCCAGGAAAGCGTCTCTCCCTTTGAGAGTGACACCCCGGAGAAGCGCAGGGAACGCATGGAACGGTGCGACGATCCGCTTGAATTCATGCTTACCTACATGCCGCATTATTTTCGCAGTGAATTCGCTCCCTGCCATCGGGAGTGGTGTGAGATCGCCGATACCCCAGGCTTCAACCTGCTCGGCGCGCCGAGAGACCATGCCAAGACGACGGTCATCACCTTCGGCCTGCGCGTTTATCGGATCTGCAAAAAGCTCCGAAAGTACATCATGCTTGGATCGAACATCCACGACCAGGCGAAACGATTCACCGTCAAAATCAAGGTCGAGCTGGAGGAAAACCCCCGTCTGCGCAATGACTATGGCGACGTGATCAAAAAGACGAAAACCTGGTCTGACGATCTTTTCGTGACGAAGGGCGGCACGATGGTCGAGGCCCTGGGGCGTGGCGATCAATGGCGCGGCAAGACGCACGGTCCGTGGCGTCCCGACGATATCGGCCTGGACGATCTGGAAGACAACGCCACGGTCAAAAGCCCAGGCATCACCACGGCCATCATCGAATTTATCCAAGGAGAAGTCCTGGGGTGCATGGAGGGGGACTGCTCCGCGACGATGGTGGGAAACGTCTTCCATGCCAAGAGCGCCCTGTCACAGCTCATTGCCATGGAAAACGAAGAGACGGGGCAGCCGCTTTACAATTCCAAGATCTACGATGCCGTGGTCGATGAGGAGAGGCGCATTACCCTTTGGCCGGCCCGCTGGCCGTGGGACAAACTGATGCGCAAAAAGACGCTCGTCACGACCAGGGTGTTCAACAAAGAGTACCGCAACAAAAGCACCGAGGAAGACAGCCCGTTTCCGGATGAAACCACGCCCTACTACGAGCGTGTTGAGGTCGTCAATAAGCGGCTGCTTTTCGCCACCGGCGTCGATCCCTCCAGCACGTCCGGGAGCAAGAGCGACTTTCGCGCTGTCGTCACCTGGGGCCTCGACCGCGATGCAATGGTCTTTTGCTGCATGCATGCGTGGATCAAGCGACGATCCATTTCCGAGATGTTCGCCGCTGCCTATGAGCAGAATGAACGGTACCCGGGACGGGTGCCTATTGAAGAAAACATGCTGAAGGAGTTCTTGCATGACGCGATTAAAAACTACGCCCAAAAAGTCGGGGCCTATCTGCCATGGGTACCCATCCAGCATTCGACCAGTAAGGTTGATTCCAGGATCATCGGGACCTGTGAGTATCTCTGGGAATATGGGTTAATGAAGTTTGAAAAACGCCACAGCGATCAGAAGATTCTCGTGGATCAGTTCGTGTACATTCTGAACAAGACGGTTCACGATGACGGCCCTGACGCATCGGAGATGGCTATCAGCTATTTACAGAAGGGCGTGGGGGCCAGGGTCCCGGATGTTCTGCCCGCCTTTGCGGAGGCTGCCGCATGAGCTGGTGGAATCCTTTCGCCAAAGCCAAACCGGACGTCAATCCCGGGCAGGTCTCGATCCCGGATGATTCGATCAACGGCATCATCGGCCGCCTCGCCGGGTTCTACAACTTCTCCGCGGCGCCCTTCGATTTGAAGGCACTGGAGGTCCTGGAACTCCTCGGCATGTTGAATCCGGATGTTTCCCAGGCCCTGTCCATCTGGGTCAACCTGGGTAATACGGGCCACGAGCTGACCGTCGAGGGCCGCAACCCTGATGCGGTCCTGGAGCGGCTCAATTGGCTTGCCGCCAATTGCTACCGGACCGGCGGCGGGATTGACGGCCTGGTGAATCACTTTCTCCGGCAGATCCCCCTCATGGGCGCCCTGTCGGCCGAATGGGTGGTTGCCGACAACGTTCGGGACGGCCTGGTCGATTGTGTGATCGTGCCTGTCAAGCAGATCCGCTGGCAAAGGGTTGATGGGGTAATGACGCCGTTCCAGTACACGAGCCGTATCATCGCCGGCGGCAACGGCTACGTGCAACTGAACCCCGTGACCTACAGCTACATGCCGCTCCAGACCAATGACAATTCGCCTTACGCTATTCCGCCCTTCCTGGCGATGCTCAAGAACATCGAGGTCCAGCTCGACGCCACCGAAAACATCAGCAGCATCATCCGCAAGATGGGGCTCCTCGGGTTCATCGACGTTCAGTTGGAAATCCCGGATCAGAAGCCCGGCGAGACCGACGAGGCATACAAGATCCGCCTCACGAAGCGCCTCCAGGATTACGCCACGGCATACCGGAAGAACCTGGCCAAGGGGGTTTCAGTCCATTACAGCGACCAGACGATCAAGCACAGTGCCACCAATGCCGGCACCGCGGCCGGGGCGAAGTCGATCTGGGAAATCAATGAGGAGCAGATCTTCAGCGCCATCGATATTCCGCCCTCCATGTGCGGGCGGTCCTACAGCACCACGGAGACCTATGCCGGAGTCGATTTCGAACGGCTGGGCACCAAACTCGGCAACGGCCGACGGATGATCAAGCGCTTCCTGGAGAAGGGATATTCCTTCGATCTGCTGCTCCGCGGCATCGATGCAGCGGTGTCGGTGTCCTTCGGCAGCCACAGTGCCTTCAAGCAAAAGGAAAAGGAAGAGGCCGAGGAGAAGCAGATCGGGAACGTCCTGAAGAAACGGGACGGGGGCATCATCAACGATGACGAGGCGGCCAGGGAACTGGGCTACGAGAAGGCCACGGGCCGGCTTCCGGGAGACACGCCCCCGGATGGATTTTTCGGAAGCCGGGGAGCCGCGACGAAAACGGTCCGGTTTGCCTTTGATCGCAAGATCGGCAGGTACGTCCACGTCCCCGACCGGATCATCCTGGAGACGCCGGATGATGACCGGAGGGATCAGAGCTACATGGCCGCCCTGGAGAGCGTCCTGGAGGGACCACAAGAGACGGCGATCACGGCAGCGCTTGCCGCGGCCTCTGATTATGTCAGCGGCGACGGGAATCGCGTGAATGCCGAGGGATTCGCCAGAACCACCTTCGGGGCCTTTGCCGACACCTTGAGGGCCGAGATCGGCAAGACGGCGGTCATGCGGGTTTGCCGGAGGTTCATCAACGACGAGTGGCAGCGCTGGCGCTATGAGGATCGTAACCATCTCGCCGTTCCGGTGCGATTCGCCGATCAGATCGACATCGGCCTCGTGGACCAGAACGCCCTCCGCTATCTCACCCAGGTCGAGGATTTCTATATCGGCAAAGGGAACTACCTGGCCAATAATGAGACCGTCGGCAAGCAGTTCATCTTGTGGCTCCAGGATGAGTACATCGCGCACGGCCTCAATATCCGAGACGCGGCCACCTGGAACGAGTTCGCCCAGAAGTTTTCCGGCCTCGTGCGTGAGACGGCCTTCCAGAAGATCGAACAGATCGTGGCCACCACCATGGCCCGGGTTCAGAACATGGGACAGACCCTCTCCCTCTATGAGGCGGGCATCAAACGCTATGAGATCGTGGGACCCCGAACCGCTCCGATCTGCAAACACTGCCTGAACATGCTCGGGCGCAAATTCGAAGTGCAGGTAGCTGCCACGAGGCTGGCCAAGGTCCTCGGGAAGGGTTTTGAGCAGCCGGGCGATCTGCCGCCGTTTCTGACTTCTTCGTATAGCGTCGAGCAGATCGAAACGATGTCCGATGCCGATCTGCAGGCGGCCGGATTCGAGACGCCGCCCTTTCATCCGAAGTGCCGGCACCGGAAAGCGGCCGTTGATTGAAAAACGGCCTACAAGCGCCGAGGGGGCAAAGACGGCCTGGTACCCGTCCCAAGGAGAGATAGGCGGTTTATAAACCAATCTAAACGCATTTGCCGCGATTTTTGGGCGGCTGACGAGG